TATTCCATCTGGAATGGTTGTTGTCCGAGTGCTTTAATAAGTTCTTTCAACATAGGCAGTGTAAAAGATTATTTTGCTTATGTCAACAATCCTTGTTTGAACTGTTGCAACATGGCATAGAGGATATTGCCAGGACATTCACTTGTACTGAAGTCACGATGCCCATAGACATCTTGTCTTGTTAGTGAATACTCATCAATCAACATCTTCAATGTACCCCATAGGCTCTCGATTTGTAGTGGTGTTGGTGCTTCTACATTTGTGTTACCAACAACACAAATACCAATACTACCAGTATTTTGACCTTTACAGTGAGAGCCGGTTTTGTTGATATGTCGCCCACGCTCAAGAGTACCATCAGCCAAAATAATATAATGGTAGCCAATGTCAGACCATCCATTTTCAACGACATGCCATTGTCGGATGTCGGCAACGGTTGTTGATTGTGGACTTGAACTATGATGCACAATGATTTTATTGATGTCACGTTTTCCTTTAGCCATGTAGTTCCTCACTTCTTAGCATTTTGCGCTTTATGATATTGAAATGCTTCCCAAGCATCACGGAACTTTGGAGTGCCACTAGGAGATACAGACTTGCCACCACTTGTTTTCAACAAGGTTTCTCGATGTGTGGTCTTTTGCTTTGCAATCTGCTCACGTTCGGTCTTTAACTTTTGAGCATCTACTTTGGCTTTGACAATGTAGAAGGCATCTTCAAGTTTCAGTTCTGGTCGTGACTGTAGCATTTCAGCAACTGGAAGTCTGTATTCATCATCCATAAGTTCGGGGTTCTCGGTCTTAAACTGCTCTAGTTGCATACGACGTTGTTTTATCTGCATTTCTTCTTGTGCAGGTTTCATCATCTCTTGAAGCATTTTAGCAGCCTGACGTTTGATTTCTGCTTGCATGCCTTCTTGAGTATAGATGTCGTATTCTTCTGTATTCTCAAGTTCTTGTTCTGCACGTTGGAGGAATGGATTGTTAAGAGCCATATCCTGTTGACGTGCCAACTCTGCTCTTTCCATTTCCAATGCTTTACGCATTTGAGCAATCTCTTGTGTCTTTTGAGTATACGATGAACGGATGTTGGCAACATGTTTGCGCACATCTTCGGGGATATGTTGCATCCATTCATGTAGAGGCTTCATACCTTTATGGTTTGCTTCCTCTGTAAATTCTTCGTAGTCATCTTCATTCAGTGCCAGTAACTCTTCAATAGTCATAAGACCTTGATCTTCATCACCACCACCAGTATCAGCACTAACATCTTCGGTTGTTTCTGTTGTTTCTATTGTGTCGGTATTTTCGACAGTCTCGTTTGAGGTATTGTCTTGCATTGTATCTCCTTACATGCGTTTCATAAATAAATCATCAATCTGTTCTGAAGATGGGGCCTCACCATTCATCATTTCTTCACCTGCACTAGCCATTTCTTCACCTTGAGGTTCTTCGGTTGGCTGTTGTTGCAAGTATCTCTTAAAGGCTTTGTCAGTAGCCAACTTGTTGATTTTACCGGCAAGTACTTGTACGTTTCCATCTCCAGTAATACCTTCCATGTCAAAAGCATACTGTTCGTCTACAACATTGTTAGCAACGGCATCATCAACAGCACCTTTGAACATAGACAATACTTTCATAAAGTCTGATGGGAACTCGGTAATATCTTGTGAGAACTTTGGATAGTCTGGTGTTTGTTCGAACAATGGCAGCAAACGATTGGTAGCCATAACAAGATTGTTTAATGCCTTAGCACTGAAACGACCTTTGGGAGCCATCTCGGAATAATCATCTTCTTGCTCTCTATCTTCGATTTCGATTTCCATAGACATTTCGGGTTTCATCATTTCTTCTTTCATTTCTTTGCTCCAAATGTTTCATCAAGTTTACCACTGACTGCATCCCTTGCCGGAAATGCTTCTACAACGGCTTCCTCTTTGGTTTTACCACTTTTCAATGCTTCTGTATAGGTATTGATATAAGTGTCTTGTTGTTTAACTCGTTGCTGTTGTGTTTCTACTGCATCATCCCATCGGTGTTGTGGGAGGTCTGCTTCACAGACAAACCCACGACTTTCCATGATTTTCTTTTCGGTGTGTGGACTAGAAACGTGCTTGCCCAATGCCTTAGAGTAATATCCATCGACACCATACTGTCCTGTGGTATTCCAAGTGCTGTGAGCAGGAGGAGCAGCCCAAACTCTATAGATTTCTCCACCACATCCATGCTCTGAAGTGTCTTGTCCACATCGTTCTGGTTGTGATTGCTCAAAGTCCAACCAAGACATAATCTCTTCATGATCTTTACCACAGTCTTTGCATCGAAAGGTATACAATGGCATTATCGGACCCCATTAAGCATCTGTGCTAGTTGTGCAGATGGAAGTTCACCTTGTGCGCCAATGTCACCTGCTGTTGTTTGCATTTGACCTTCTGCACCTTGTGGTAAACCTTGTTGCATCATAGGTTGTTCTATTGCTTCAAGGAATGACTCTGGTAGGTCATAGATGCGTATCAATTCCTCTTTAATCTTTTCGGGAGATACACCAAGTTGCATCAAAACAGGTAACAGTTGCACCAAGTTGTTTCGTTTTAGTGCTTCTGATAGTGGTGTTGATGATTGGTCTAAGGCTACTATTTTGAATTTGGCATCAAGGTCTTGTGCAGTAATCACCTTTGGCAACTTATTAATCTCGATGACAGCCTGTTCTTTATCATCAGCCAATAGAGCAACAATACGAAGATATGTTTTGGCGATTAGCTCGATTGCATTGTCACGTTCACGGGCCAACTTACCAATCTCGGATGCAGAGTATTGTGCAAGCGCAGTTACCTCTGTAGCAGTTGCTTTGGTTGCTTCTCCCCTTGAGAATGGAGCCAAGATAGAACCACGATTGATGTCTTGCTCAATGTACGACAAGTATCTATCAAAGTTACCAGACAACGGCTCTACACCAACAGGGCGTATGATGCCATCAAGTACAGGTTCATCTACTGCAATCATTGCACCATCTACACCGGCAGTAATCTTAGCCAATGCTTCTTCATCCAATGAACCCTCTTTGTACAGATATTGTCGGCTATCTCGACGTACACTGTTAGCCCAATAGGTTCTTAAAATATTCTTCTCATAAAACTGATCATAAACACGACTAACAGCACTAAGACCACACATCGGCTTTTCGGGCTTGCGTGAATAGTAAAGAGGACAAATAGGAGACATCGGCTTATCGTCATAACTACGGATAGGGATTTGGCTCTTCTCCAAAAGGTCACTACCCTCTTTCAGATTTGGTGTCCAAAAGTACAACATGTCATAAGCAAGGTCATAGAATTCTACAATCTGTATGTACAAGTAATCATCTGGTAAGTCCTCACTTACACCAGTGTACTTCTCTTGTGGCTTGAAGTAATCCACCTTTGGTATCGGTGTAAACTTCTTCATGCCAAACTTCTCTCTGGCTTCTACAAGTGTCAGATAGTAGACATGTCCTACAAACCGTTGTTCATCCCAACTAGATGCATCCATATCTACAATGATTTCCCAACAAGGGATGGCTCGTATAGATACCTTTTCCAACATGTCTGTACTTGATGATGGAACCAACTTCAAGTAAGACGATGGATAAATCAACGCCAATCTTGATGCAATCTCTAACTGCTCTCTCTTATCAAACAAGAAACGGTTAACCACCTCTTGCGCCATTAAAGCATTGCCCTCTACGATTGAAGAATCTTTTGCAACAACCACAGCAGGATTACGAGAAAAAAGAGATGCAATAAAGCCCTCAATATATGAGAAACAGTCTGCTGTTTCAACACGCACCATCGTGTCATCCATATACTCAGACTGCCAAAAACGATTTTCATAAACATCTCTGTACCTCTTCAGTTCTGCTCGTTGATCATCGTACCAATGGTTGTGTTCATCCAATACCGTACGGATTAACGCAACAACTTCTTTTGTAGACCTCATACCTTCTCCTCAACAACACCACCACTATACACTACCATACTACCATCTGCACTCATGACAGTAATCTCTTTGTACAATGAACGATACTGACTAACCAAAGCCAATGGCACATGTACCCTAAATACATCACCATCCACCTTATACTCTAATATTACCATCTTTGCTACCTCTGCACATATACACGGTTCTTGTCCACATATACCACATACACTAAGCCCTTGCCCATCCATCAATACCTCTTATGCAAATGTGGACTTACACCACTCGTTTGTAATGACTTGTCTGCTTTCATACTCAATATCCAATCCGGAAGAAATGCACTCGGCTTTATCTTAACACTGTTCAAACACCAATATGCCAAACTCATCGCCATCGCACTATCACAGTGAGTCTCCATATCATCCCCAAACTTTAAGATGCCCTTTTCATCTACTGTAATACTGCGCAACTCCGTAACCGTTACATTGTCAATCATCCGTATCGCGCCAGTCTGGATGCCCTTTTTCAAATTCTCAAACAACAATGGCTTGCTTCTCGATGTCGTTAAAAAGTCTTTGCCTGTCAATGGGTCTTTCCAAAACCGATGAAACCCTTGATGCAATAACTCCTGTATCGTCGCTAACCCATAGTTGTTACTCTCTACCAATGTCAACGCATTATTGTATGTAACACTCATATCAAAAATGTAATCGGCTAACTGCACAGGACTTACCGTATTACTCCGATAAATACAAACAGGCTGTAATGTCATCCTAGAAACACAAAACACTACTGCATAATCCCTACCAACACCACCACTAACATCTACACCAATCGCATATGTATCATCTGGATTTGGCTCCTCAAAAGTTACCCACTCTACTGGACTAACAGTAACTACATCCACATGCTGAAAATCATCATACGTAAAATATGTATTCCCACTGATACGATAAGCCTCATCCAATGTCATCGGGTATTCTCGAATGAACTTCTCCCACCCTAACTTACTTATCTTCTCTCTTCTCCATGCTAACTGTCCTAAGGTCAATCCATACTGGTTCTGTAATCCCTCTTCCTCATCCGTTAATACTATCGGTATGTCATCCATACTGTATTCATGATGCTTGAACCAAGGAAAGAATAAGTAGTTCCACTCTGCTTCACCTATCTGACTCTTATGTATCTCCTTCCATAATGCATCATTGTAATAGTTCGCTGTACTCTCTATTATCAACTGTCCATCATTCAATGCACTAATCGCTGTTGCCTTTAACTCCTCTGGGTTCTCTGCAAATGCATACTCCGATATATGCAACATGCTACACGTCTGAGAACGCAATCCTCCAGCCTGTGTCGCTGCTGCTGCTACAATCCTACCTCCACCCTTAAAAGACAACTCTGTAGTATTGTCGACATCTAACGTCCTCTTCAACGCCTCTGGCAAGTACTGATAGAACCTCTTATGGATATGAAGAAGATGCTTACTCGATGCTATCTTATAAGACAATATCACCAAAGTAATCGGCTCCAAACTTGTGTACGCCTTCCAAAACATATATGCACATACAATCGTACTAGACCCAATCTGTCTAGGCTTCAATACCAATGTATCTCTACCCTGTTCTAAGGCATTGATAATATCTATCTGCTCACTGTTAAGCCTTAATGGGACTACCTTACCATTCTTATCCACTATCTTAAGACGGCTTATAAACTCAAAAGGATCCGAAAATACTGTCCTTAGTTGCTCTGATATACTGGTCATCTTTTACTCGATAGGTACTTATTTAAGACCTGTACGGCAGTAGGATCCGTAATTGTCATTCGTATGAGTAAAATGTAGCCGTTATAACCGTATTCATCTGCAAAGTATTCGGCTAGTATAGCCCTAGCCTCTTGAGATGGCTCGTGACTACTGTTAAGCCATCCCCAGACTGCTTTATATCCAAAGCCTAGTTCACTAGCCAAAAAACCTATTTTGAGGTTGTGTTTACGCATAAGACCTCTAAGGATACAATCAAATGTTTTGTATTCAAGTAGAGCATGTATAGGTTTGTCGTTTGTTGTGGTCATATTTACCCTGTTGTGTTGGTTGTGTTGGTGGTATTATAAAGCAAAATAAAAGGGATAGAGCCATGTTGTTCCCAACCCTATCCCAGTATCCCTCAAGAACAGTAGACAAAGAACTCGCAAAAACAAGGCGCCTACAAGCCTATTCTATAGCCAATCCTATACAGTGTCAACAAAAGAACAAAAGAATAAAAGCAATCATAATAACACAACCAATAACAAAAGACTAACAGAGAGATAGCCTACAATAGCCGGATAAAGCCCCTATACGGTCGACCGTGCTATCTTGTGTTGCAGTCGGGTCTACACACTATAACACAAGTGGAACTTGTGTTTGACCGTGTTTCGCCCTCCCTGCCACACTGGCGATATCACTAGATCGAACTGAAAAAGGGGACTCTTGCATATCCTAGAGATATACAAAATCGAGCGCGTGAGGAAGCCCAACCCAAGCCTCCTAACGATGCGAAACGTTTCGGTGTTTCGGTACATCCCAATGTTTCGGTGTTTCGGATACCCATAGCAAAACTGCGCGCGTTTCGTTGTTTCGGTTTCGGTGGATGGTGAAACGCTTGCAATAGAGCATGACAGAAATGCTGCGCTTGCAACATACCCAGTGCGAAACACAACCCAGTTTCGGTGTTTCGTTATGCTGCACTTGCAACATGGATAGCCGTGCTGCGCTTGCAACATTTCCAAAATGCTATATTGCGTTACCAGCATTGTTTCGATGTTTCATTTTGCTGAGTTTTCAGCATTGTTTTCGCCTGTTTTTGTATCGGTATTTTCAACCTGTTGTAACCATACCGAAACAGCAGAAGTGTCGAGTGTTTCGGGCTTGTTGAGTTTCAATTCTACTTCCCTATGATGTAGCAATTGTACAAACCTACTTAAATCACTACCCGAGAAAGTAACGGATTTACCTTCTTGTTTGATCTCATGTTGTGATAGTTGAATGAATGCCCATAGTAAGCCCGTGATGGACTCATCTCTAATACATTTTGCTATCTGGTTGTGAGGTTTGATAAGGTAGGTATTACTTTTTGGCATGGTATAAACTCCTATACAATGATTTAATAGTATTGTTTTTTGGTTCACTGGTTATAAATGGTAGTGAACTATAGACAAAAATAGCATAAAAAAACCCCTATCTGCAATAGATAGGGGTTGTTAGTGTGGTGGTGGTGGTGGTGGTTAACATGTCAGAATTTGTATGAAACAGAATACCAACAGCCAATAAACGAGAGTCTTATATTCTTTGGCTCTCATATTGTAATCCCTAGTACCTTGCACACGTACCAAATTATAGAGGGCAGAAACATAGTAGCAATTACAGCCATGGCCATAATTGCATACTCTAACGACGTATCTTTTTTCATGCTTGCACTCCTGAGACCTTTAGCGCTTCCTCATAGGAATAGATAAAAGACGTGTCGATCTTCCTACCCCGAAAAGGCGTTTTTGTACCGAGTAAGATAAAACGTCTATCGGCTAGGGGTAGAATATCGTGCAAGTCACCATCTCCAAAAACTTGTGGGTAGTCCTTAAGAAGGCGCTTTTTATCCCTGTATGTAACAACTAGTGAATAACTAGCAAAGCCTTTAGGGATAGGTTTACTTTTATGTTTTGCTGATATTGAGAACGT